CCAGTCTTGTGGGCTTTTCTAAAGCCGGTATGGCGTGAGTTGAAGCCGTCTACGAGCTGCTTAGCCTGGTCGCTGTTGAGTCCTTGTGGAGTCTCAATGATTCCGCTTGTGGTTGCTCCCTGTCCAAAGAATCGGGATGCGAACGATTGCAGTGCGCTGGATAGTCCGAGGTTATCTTTTAGTTCTGTTACGCGTGACATTCCTCGAAGGTCGCCGGCTTTGCGCATCTCAGTAATGTGCAGCATGTCTTGCTTGCGTATTGGTGTTTCATTCATTCCGTCTACGATGTACTCGATCTCACGAGTTACCTTGTTGCGCGTAACGGTCACCCGTGTTGGATCTATAACGACGAGGTTTATCACTTGTCCGGAGTTGTCACGGAAAACTCGCACGAATGCGTTTCCGTCTAGCAATAATGAAATAAGAACTTGTTGATAATGTTCTGAGCGCAGCAGGTCTACATCTGGTCTTTGGATCCATGCTGGCTGAGGTCGGTAAGGTACGCGGTCACCGTCACGCCTGATAAACGAGTCGATTGGAAGTGTTGAGATGGTATCTGAAATTAAAAGCACGCAAGCGTAGAAAGCGTTTATCTTGATGGCCTGATGCTGGTCTATGTTGCTTCCGGCTTCAGTCGTGAATGCGAATGAGTCCCCTGCTCCCCAGACCGATTGAAAGCTGATCGCACGTTCTTCCTCGTTGCGACCTGTTAAATTTCCAAGCATTATTGACCCTTCTCAAATGCAATACCGACTAGCAAAATACTTGCGCCAGCTGCGACGATTCCTAACGGCAGAATAAATAAACCGAGGCCGATTGAGATTGTTGCTAGACCGACCACTTGCAGGATAGATGGGATCAATGCAAACTCCTAGAAATTATAGAACTGAGGCACAACGGGTTCTTCTCTGGAAACAGTTGCCCTATCAAATCCTATGATACTAGCAACTGCCGCATCTATCTTTCGAGGCGAGCCGCGATGCTCCTTTACGATGCGTGGCCCTAGTCTGTCTGTCTTTACAACTGCGTTCTGCAAATGCCGAAGCAATAAAGGATTTCCATCATGCGTTAGTTTGTTTGCAACGACGGCATCATAAAACTTTGCGCATGCTGGCACCATACGAGCTGGTGAAGTGGAAGGCCATTCGACTATTGGGAATCCTGCTTCATCTAATACCTGCATTGTCCTTTGCCACCTAAAAGGGTCACAGGCGATTTCGCGCACGTTGTGTGTTCCACAGAATTCAATGATCGTGTTTTCAACTTCCAAAATGTCCACGCGCCAATCATCCACATCTTCCGGTTGCTTTTCCCAAGCCTTCACCATGAATACGTACGGCTGCTCCTCGCAGGTCACTCCAATAATCACCGAGGCATCGCCGCTAAATGATCCATCGAAACCAAGAACGATTGGAGTGTCCGGCGTGATCTCTCGCTTGACTTCGAGCTGCTCCCAGGCTCCATTGGGAAGCCATGCGGTCTGGCTGCTCACCCATTGGTTGCATCGCTTCGTTCTGAATTCTGCTTCTGGGGTTCTCTTGACCATTGCTTCAAAGTCCTTTGGGTCATTCAAATCGCCATAGGCAGGGTTTGCTTGTTTCCAGGTGAGTTCGAGATGGTGGTCTGCTTCTGCTTCTGATTCCCACCAAGCCATGAAGAAACTCGAATCCTGGACTTCCTTTTGCGCCACTCGTTTCCCGTATTGGTAGAGGTTGTATGCGACGGAGTCCTGTCCTGTTGAGTCTGCCTTTACACCGGCTGTTGTTACTGCGATCAGCATCGGTTCTCGCCTGGCTCCCATGCCGAGCTGCATAACATCAAAAAGTTCACGGTTCGGGCTTGCGTGCAATTCGTCAAAAATAACGAGCGTGGGGCTGAGTCCTTCCTTGCTGTAACTCTCGCTAGATAAAACGCGGTAGACGGAACCTGTTGCCGGCACCTCGATTGCATCTCGGTAAACGTTGCAGAGTTCTGCCAGTTCGGGTTCGGCTTCAATCATTCTTTTGGCATCGCTGAAAACGATTCGGGCTTGATCCTTGTCAGCTGCACATGAATAAACTTCGCCGCCTTCTGGCCCCATGATCAGCGACCAGAGTCCAATGCCTGAGCCGAGCGCGGACTTGCCGTTCTTGCGAGCCATCCCAATGAGGGCTGTTCTGTGTCTAAATTTGCCATCAGTTCCTACTGCGAATAAATGGCGCATCAGTTCGTGTTGCCAGTCGCGTAGCTGCATCTTGTCACCTGCGTATCCGGCAACTGTTTCCTTTGTCTGAATGGCAAAGGTGTCTATGAAGTCGGATACCTGGATCCCACGGGATTTTGTCAGTGCGGCCTTGTTAACTGGTGTCAGCCATGTTGGCGGCCACGATTCAATTTTGATTGCGTTTGCCATAATAAGTTTCTATTACTTCTTTAGCCATCTTGTGGTTTTCTATTGGTCTTTCGGATAAACGTTCTAAACAGATTAACTTGCCGGGATCCATTTCCACAAACTGCGCACCGAATGATCGATACATTGAACGGACATCTGGTTCTGGGTCTGTATGAATAATCCATAGTCCCCAGTATCTTTCCCCTTGTGCTTGCATGAGGGCGGCTTTGACAGCGGCATTCCTAGCTGCTCTTGCAACTTTCCTTATGCGCTCTGAATAAGTGAATGAAGTTATTTCATCTGTTGATAATGCGAGCGCGATTCTGTCCATGTCAATGATGCAATCTTCGGCTTTCGCATTCTCTTTTATGAATGTTGATTTGCCAGAACATGGAGGCCCTGTCACAACTTTTATCATTGGCTGGCACGTGCCTTCAAGTCCTCTAGTTTCGATTGTCGTTTCACTTCTGCTACTCCGAGTCTTGATCGGTCTGTTGGCGTGAATCCTAAAAGCGACAAGTTGGCCACGAGCTGCCGGTCTAAATCTCGCAGTGATTTACGCTCGTCTGTCCTGTTGTTTTGTAATACCTGAATTCTCAGGTTCTTGCGTTCATCTAAAAGTTCGCAAGTCATGAGTAATAAATCCACGTCTGTGTTGAAGCTGAGCCAAGTCTGCCCCATGCCCCAGATGCGATCCCAGAGTTCCTGTCCTGCCGTTAGCAGTTGGCGTGATGGTTCTGGGATTGAATAAGCCGATGGAAGTAGAACGAGTTCCTTTTGGTCTGGGAGTGTTCTCTTGCCTGGGTTGCCGGTCAGGCGTTTCTGCTCGATTGGTTTTGGTGGTCTGCCGCGTGGAGCCATGTCTTACTCCTCGATGAGTTGTGCTTGCAGTCCAGTTAAGTTTTCCCAACGCTGGATAATAACGTCGACGTATTTAGGATCGTATTCCATCATAAAACAGTTACGTGCTATCTGCTCAGCTGCGATGAGGGTGCTTCCTGATCCGCCAAATAAATCAAGAACGATTTCGTTCTGCTTGCTGCTGTTTTTTATCAGTCTGCCTATCAACTTGATCGGCTTCATTGTTGGATGTAAATCGTTGACACTCGGTTTGTCCTCGTTGAGGATTGTCGTGCTTATTTTGTCGCTCAATAATTCCTTGATGAGTTCCTGCATTTCCTCTTTGCTCATCTGATTGACGGCTGACTTCTTGCTGTCCAAAATTGTGGATTGAGTTCTGTCATCCATAAAATAATGCGCGGCTCCGTCTTTCCAACCGTAGAGGCATGGCTCATGCTTCCAGTGGTAGTCCTGCCTTCCCAATATGAAAGTGTTTTTATTCCAGATAAGTTGTTGCCTTACTTTAAAGCCGGCATCGTTCAGGGAACTCTCGAAGTTGATGTGCTCCCTAGATGCGTACCAAACATAAAAGGCTCCGCCTTGTTTCAGGCTCAATTCCAAATTCTTAAAACACATAGTTAGAAAGTTTTTGAATTCCTGATTGCTCATGTCGTCATTCTGGATTTTCATTCCCTGGCTATTTTCAATGGCGACGTTGTAAGGCGGATCGGTCACGACCAGGTCTGCTTGCTGCGAGTCCATAAGTCTTTCCACGTGTGCCTTGTTCGTGCTGTCGCCACACATGAGTCTGTGTCTACCGAGCTGGTAAATCTGGCCTAGCTTTGCTGTTGGAATCTCTGGCAAACCTGGCACCAGATCTTCTTCCAAAATTTCAACCAGTGCCGGCGGTTCTAAAGTTTCAAATCCGATATCTTTCAAATCCCACCCGTTGGCATCTAGTTCGAGCAACTGCTCTGCGAGGACTTTGTCATCCCATTCTGCGAGTTCAGCT